GAAAGAGCAGATAGAATACACCAAGCTAAAGAAGAAGCTAAAAGAATTGCATATAAAAAGAGAGTTCAGTACGAAGAGAACTTACAATTATTCTATATTATATGCGGTATACTTATTGGTGCTGTTGGCTTGTTGTTTGGAATGTATATTATTTTCCGTAATTAATTACTAAATAAACTATAATTGCACCTACACATAAAGCAATCATATTGTATGCAAACATTCCAATACCAAAATCAAACGGCATTAATCAACCATAGTTATAGATGTTATTTTTTTTTCACCTGAATACTCGTCTACGATAACGACAGCTTTTACTTTTGCACATTGATAACGAGCCGAACTAGTTCTCTCTGCAAGTCTTTTCATTTTTAAACAAGTTGCCATTTTTTGATCTTGAACATACAGATGTTCTTTTAATACATCGTGATTAGGTTGTCCTAAAAACATTAATAAACTAATGACTATTTCCATTTGCCCTCACTTTATCTTTGAGTTCTTCTATATCAGCAGAAGCTTTCTCTAATTGTTTTTCTAAATGTTGTAACATAACTTGATTGTGAATGTTTTTGTTTAACAACTCTGTGTGTTGATCAGTAGTTTTATAAAGGTCTTCAATTAGAATGAACTGTTCTTTGTCTACGGTAGTTTGTTCTGAAGCTTTAAGAAGGTCTGCGTTCATTAGCTCACGACTTGTCTCTAAAGATGTAAGTCTAGCTGTTATTTCAGTGTAAGCGAATATTCCCATACTAACCCCAACTATTATCCCTATCATATTTTTAATTGGCATAGATACTGAGGTACTATCGCTTACTTTCATCTGCCTCCTTGTCCACGGTAACGCTTATAATTTCGTTTTTCACTTTTGTTCATATTTTTTTTGTGTCTACCTATTTTTTTTCTAGATCGTTCTACATAAGTGTTTACGCCAAACTTAGCTTTTTTGACCATCTAAAAATTTAATTTAAATTTTGCATTAATAGTTTTACTATTTGTTTGGGGATTGTAATCACCATCTAAACTAAACATACCATTCTTTAAAGCTTTCTGAAAACCAATACCTATGTTGTCTATACCTTTACCGGAATATTCTATTTTATCTGGAGCACCCATCTTTTGCATTGCTTCCGGAAACTTCACTCCCCCACTATACCCAAAACCTGAAGCTCTTAATTTTAATATTGCATCATTAATAAGTTTATCCATAGGTATGTTAGCTTGAACATTACCAGATATATCCATACCTTTTTCTTTTACACCCATAGCATCAGGAGAAGTATACATAGGATTACCTCCTCCTTGCATATTAATATCAAGGTATTGTGCAATTAAACTTGCTAAATTTTGTGTTTGATCATTTCCATAATTCATATTCTGTCTCTAAGTCTTTTAGGTTTTTGTAAGTAAGTTATATTTGTTACACAATTTTTTGGTATGGTCGTCCCACCACCACCACATTGGCTTTCGCCATCGAATGATGAAATTAATATAATTGTTTTTGGATTATCTTTTAAAAGCCAACCTACAGAATATACGATACGTAATGTTTGTCTTTCTAAGTCTTCTATCTTTTGCCAAGTATTATCATCAGACATAGCATCTAACCATTCAACTTTTACAATGGGTAGGTTTTCGAGGTTCATACTATATCTCTATCAAATAACTCCTTCTCTCTCGTCCTTCTTTTTACTAAGCCTTTTAGTATTTTACCCCCTGCTTTTCGCCATTTTGGTAGCTCATCAGATGCTCCGTGATAATCACCACGATTTAATTTCATTCTTAATGTAGACCTTTGAAAGTTTCCACTACCAACATTGAATATAAATGAACACAAAGCTGAATACATATTCTCTGTTAGTTCTGCGTTTACTAATTTACTTATCGCAAGATAGCAGTGGTCTAACTCTTGTAGTAAAAGACCTTCTGCTTCTTTTTCTGTAATATCTTTATGAGTTTTAGTAACTGGTTTTCTATGTTTATCCCACGTAGACCCGTAACCTATTGTCCAACGATTAGCCGGACATAGGTATACGGAAGAAGAGAAACCTTCGAAGTGTTTAATGATATTCAAACCTTCTTCGTTTATTTTCATTTTCTATTAAAACTTCTTTGACCAAACCAGAATGAAACAACTGCCGCCCATACTGCTTGTATTTCATTAGACCAAATTCTATTATACATTTCTAAGTCTATAGAATTAAATGCTAACATAAATGTTAGTATCATAAATTCTGCAAACAAAAGATATGTCATTATCGGTCTAACACTAGACGATAAGTTGATTACCCATTGTGATGACTTCACTGCCATAGTTGTTTGGCTTTTTTGTAAAGCTTCTGTTTCACGAACGTCAGCTTCAACATTCATAAATTGTAGCTTTTGTTCTCCAAGTTTTATTTGTTGCTCTAATTGTTTGTCCATTAACTTGAGTTCGTGAGCCTGATCTCTTTTCTCCTCAAAGAAACCAAGTAACTTTGGAAGGAAAGAAGTTCCAAATCCAAGTAATGATCCTAGTAGTGAAAGCATATTAACTCCTTGTTTATTATGATATTACATCATAATCTTGAATAATACTATCCACTTTTGAATATAAGCCGTAGACACTATCATTGTTATCAACATCTATATCAGCATCAAACTTCAATTCTTCTGATTTATGTGCAGATTTTGACGATGAACTTCTATGTAATTTAATTATTTTACCACCCATACTCTTTATAACCTCTACTTCATTGGGAAATCTAACGTCATCAGCAACTACATTACAATTCATATCAAGATGATTATAAGCTTTGTTTCTCCATAAATTAACCCAGATATCTTTACCAATCATATGTCTACCCCATTCAGTGCCTAATGTTTGCATTGCATATCTAGGAGAATGACCACATAACAAATCTATTCCTAATTCTTTTGAAGTTCCCTCTAATTCTGTATCTGTTAAACCAACGGCACTTAGCATATCTTTAATAGGAGAAGCCATTTTTATTTTAAAAAAGTTGTGACTAGCACATAGGTAGTCTGCAACAAGTGTTTTACCGGAACCTATACTTCCACATATTCCAATTATCTTTGGCATAATCTTTTAATTTTTAATTCAGTTAGTTCTTTTTTTAAATGACGTATTTTATCTAAAGCTTTTGTACGTGCATCTAGGTCTACCTTCTCTCCTTTATCTATTTTCCATTCGAGATCACGTATTCTATCGTTAACACTTTCTATTTCGTGTTCTTTTTTAACAATATCTACATCAATGTTTCTCATTTTTCTTTCCGTCTACGTCTATTGTTGATGTCTCGCCGTTTAGAATATAAGCATCTGGATGTATAAAAGTTACTGGTAGTTCTATCTTTCTACAATATTCTATTTCTCTTTTTACTCCTATGCTTTGTGACCAACCATCTATCATAAGAACAAACATACCTTGAGAATGTTTTAATAAACCAAAGTCTAACTCTAACCAAAACTTTGTTGGTTTAATAATATTACCACAAACTTTTTGAATTGAATGATAATGAACTATTGGACTATAAATACTTATGCCTTGTAGTAAAAATTTATAAGCACACCTAGCCACTTGTTTATATCTACATTCTTTCTCTTCTTCACTAGATGTATTATTTAGTGAATAAGGAGATGCTAAGTAGATATAGTCTTTGGAAGAGGTTGATATCTCTCCCATTTGAGGCACTCCGTCAGACAACCGTTTTCGCAAGTCCATTTCCCATCCGCTTTCGGTTGATAGTTCTTGCAAGTTTTTAGTGTCTTTACCTCTATTTCTTTTTCGTCCCAACATACTGACCTCTTAAAACAACCTCTACATCTCCAATCTGTAGGGTCTGTTGCTATTTTACGTGCTTCGCCATTTAGTATTCTTTCGACTTTGGCACATAAATCGTTATAGTAAAACTCATCATACTCAATTAGTTCAGAGCCGTATTCAGAGTTGTTTTTATTATATGCAATGAAAACACACTTATCCATTTTGCCAAGACCAAGCATAAATTGAACTTGAGAGAAATAATTTCTATGACTAAACTTCACACCTTTCTTTTGAAACTCAGTCCACTTCTTGTCATTCATACTTTTAATTTCTAAAAGCATAGACTGACCTTCAGCATCTTCAATCATTCCATCTGCGTGTCCAACTGCGTGACCACCAAAGCCTTGGAATGCCCATTGTTTACCGGTAAATGGGTCTACTTCCATAACTCTAACTTTGGCTTTTTTAATATCAAAGATGACATCATTTTCTATACGATGTCCATCTCTAAATATTCTTTGCAATCTATAAGGGATTGGATCATTAGGAAATCCACGTAAAGAAAAAGCAATAAGAGCTTCGCAATCATTACCAATAATACTTGCACCTATATATTCTCTAGGCTTTTCATCTTTTTGCTTTTCATATGCTTCGTTAATAAGCTCCGCTAATTTCATAATGCAATCCTTTCTAGGAGGTAGGCGGATGGGAAGGAAAATTTTATTGTTCTCCGCCTACACTCTAGTTATGACTAAAACGGTATTTCTTCGTCTGAGCCTATTGCATCATCCACTTTTTGACCGGAATTGTCTACCTCAGAGGGAGCTTGTCTTTTGGTAATAGCCGGATCAATTTCAGAAGGATCAAAAAATCCTTTTACCTTTGAACCAACTTTCTCAACTCCGTCCATTGTATATTTATCCTGACCAACTGAAACACCTACCTTCAACCCTTTTAATGAAGATATATCTCCCGGTCTTTCCGGATTTGAATGACCGCCATATATTAATAAAGCTTTCAGTTGCTCCCTACCAATACGAGTAGCTTGTTCTGAAATTGGTACGTGGACATTTACCCAACTTCGTACACTACCACCTCCCTTCGTATCGTTAAGGGTAATTTCTATTGAGCTTCCCCCATTCTTTGTTGGTTTGAGAAAAGCATCTGTTACCTCACAGACATAACGTCCGGGTTGTAAGATAGGAGCCGCTCCCGACACCTCAACACCTGACAAATTTAGTTCTCTAAAATTAAAAGCCATTATTGACCTCCTTCTTTTTTAATAGATTGTTTGTATTCTTGATCATTCATATCAAGCCTTTTAAGTAACTCAACGATATTACCAGTTTTCTCTACTGGTTTTAGTCGTCTTTTTTCATCACGAACTTTCCCGTGCCAACCACGTACCTCATCAGTAATAGTATAACGATGTACTTGTTGTTTCCCGTCTACTTCGCTTGAAACTCTTACACCACAAAATACACAATCAAATATACCCGGTAGTTGTTGCATAGTTGCTTTACCTTGAACCATACACCAATAGTCTACGTTGCCATTATCATCTGTACTTTCTTTCGCAAGAGCAGTAACGATCACGTGCATATTCATATCACGTATAGCTTTACAAGCTCCTATAAGTTGTGATGCGTGATTACCCCAAATGGCAAAGCCATCTGCGTTTTTCTTTCCTAGCTTTTCAGCTAAGTCTTTCTGTTCTTTCTCTGCGTGTGCATAAGATAAATCAGAAAGTTCTGTAAGACTATCAATTCCAATCCACTTATAACCTTTCGATTTAAAGTCTTCTGATTTAGTCCATTTAAAAATATCTCTAAATGAATAAACACCTTTCTCTGGAACTGAAGGGTCTGCCCAAGATGAGAATGGTAGGTAATCTATCTTTGCTTGTCGAATAGAACTCAATCCACTTTCGCCAGAAAAAATAAAACCCTTACCATATTCTTCTTGGAAGTATTTTAGTTGAGTGGTTTTACCCCACCCGTGATGACCATACAAAAGTACTTTTCTTTTTGCAGTGTCATCGTCTGATGTGTTCATAGGTTTGAACATTATTTACTCCTTGTTAATTTAACAGATACTGGTCCCGGCTTCCTAGTTAAAGCGGGAG